AATAAAACACGAACAAATGAAAACAGATAGAATAGTAATACAAGTACTCCACCAAATCGCAGAACGTAGCGAAAAGGGACTTGAAAAATACGGAACTAACTTAGAAAGAACAGACCTTGAAACCTTAGATTGGGTACAACACGCACAAGAAGAGGCAATGGACTTATGCCTATATTTAGAAAGAATTAAAGAGCAAATTAAAAACAAACAGTTATGAGTTACGAACACAAAGCAAACACGGGTACCCTTTTCCCTAACAACAAAAAGGCGGACAATCACCCGGACTACAAAGGTAAGATTAAGGTAGGCGAACAAGAGTACGACATCGCAGGGTGGGTTAAGACAACTGACAAAGGACAATTTTTGTCTCTTAAACTTTCAGAGCCGTTCAAACCAGAACCGCAGAACACCAGCGAAAAAATTGCTAACTCTTCAGGTCTTCCGTTTTGAGAGTAGCAGAACTCACCGCGCTCAATGGCTTTCTTCGGGAGGCTATTGGGTCGCGCTTGGAAACTGAAAGTATGCGGTCTTTTTGCAGACGGTCTAAAGTTCAGTCAAGCCAAGTTAAGAAACTACTAAACAACGAAGGCGGACTAAACACCACAACAGTACAACGAATAGCACACGCACTAATAGATAGCAGATATGAAGCAGACAGCAGTACAATGGTTTTTTAACCAACTTGAAGGTATAAAAGATTACGAGAATTTTTACACTCGCAATTATATGGAAATAGACGCTTTATTCAATGAAGCTAAAAGAATGGAGATTGAACAAACTAAAATCTATTCTATTGACAAGGAGTTATTTAAGCGTTTGCCAATAGAAGCGGTTAATTACGCTTCGTGTAGTGTTACACATTCACAGTATTTCACAACTAAAATGCACCTTGATAAATTCAAAGCAAATTATGAAGCGCAGGAAACCAATTGACAAGAACCATGTCAAATATCGTAGTCAAAGACGGACTAAAACCGATTACACCCGTTTCATCTTTCAATTACCAGCTTTCGAGCGACTGAACCCCGAAGAGTAACGGGGTTTTTTTGTTGGTTAAAAAATAATTGTATATTTGACCAAAAAATTAACCACATGGAATATATCTTTTTAATTGCTTTGGGATGGTTTATACAAGAGTTTGAGCCGTTTAAATATTTAGCTGATTACATCTACACTAAATTAAAGCCTAACAGCCTTATTGAGTATGTCTTCGGCTCGTTGGAGTGTTGGCAATGCTGTACATTTTGGAGTGCCTTAGCTATTACTTGGTCCTTTGAAAAGGCGGTTGTAGCTTCCTTTATTACTTTTGCCCTACAAATGCTACACGAAGGATGGATGCGCAGGAGATAAGCCTATTTGAAACCCTTTACGACGAGTTTAACTCAGGCAAGGTTAATAAAGTGACCATTGTACGGGTGCGAGATGTTTATAACAAGTATGCAGATAAGCCCGTGAACTATTGCATGTGTTCGAGCGTTCAAAGACGAATATACGCTAAGGACTTTTTAACGTGGTATGCGGAGTTTAATAGATAAGTTCTATACTGACAACTATACATTGTTGGTGAGTGCTGCGAAAAGACGAATAACGCAGTTAAAGAAATCTATTGAGCCCGAAAGCCTTGTTTCATCGTCCTATTTGTACTTAGTAGGTAAAGCGGACACAATCCAAGAAGAAGAAATTGAGCGTCTTGCCTTTGGGTTTATTTACTTTGAATTGATGCGATACAACTCACAAACGAATTTAAAGGAGCGGGTAAACTCAGTGGATTTAGAATTTGATATTTCAGACATGAATAACCAATCGAACAATATACTACTTAAAATAGATGTAAGCGACTTTGAAAACACGTTGGATAGAGTAGATGCAATACTTTGGGGGGTATATTATAACAAGGGAATAACTACAAAGCGAGATTTAGCGGACCATTTTAACATTGACCCGTCAAGTGCATTGATTTACATTAACGAATTGAAGCAAAAATTTAGAAATTATGTTGAAGATAAAAGAGAATTATGAAGATGTAACAATTGAATACTCATTGAATGGAGTTCGGGTTACGAAAAAACTTAAAGACATTACAGAACAGGAAATTGAATCGGCTGAGAAATGTGGGGTTCATTTGGCTAAGTACTTTGAAAAGACGGTTGAACCAACCGAAGAACCAACCGAACTACCAACTATAGCATACGAAGGTATAGAGGTTAAACCTAAGCGCAAAAGAAAATGAAAATTAGCAACGTATTCGCTTTTTTAGTCGCTTGCCTTACGTTCACCGCAGCGTTGAGTTTGATTTACCACGAGACCGACTTAGTAATGACATTTTCGGGATGGTCACTTATAAGTTACATTTGTTACCTAATTGCCATAACGGGCGAAAACGAACACAATGGCTAATTACTACCTACTCGACGCAGGGAAGAACATGACACGCTTTGCAATGGCTCTTGAAAGTGAACTAAAAGCCCATGAAGCCCATGTAGTGATGTATTTAACCGATGTGGACGGATTGATGTGTTTAGAGGAAATAAGCGAAGATGAATTTTTAGACCATTATAGCAACAAAAAGACGAAAGAGAAATAATATGGGAAAGCCTAAATACATAGATACACCAGAAAGACTACTAGAGTTATTCAAAGACTACGTAAAGCACGAAGCAGATAACCCCATGTACAAAGTCGAGTATGTAGGTAAGGACGGAAGAATAGAAAAGACCCCACTACCAACCCCGATTACATTTGAGGGCTTTGAGTGCTACCTATTCGAGTTGGAAATAATTAACGATTTAGGGGATTACGCAAGTAATAAGGACGGGAGATATTCTGATTATGCCACCATCATCACGCATATTAGAAACCATTGCTTCGTTCACAACTTCAAAGGGGCAGCCGTTAAATTATTTGACCCGAATTTGATTGCACGTAAACTCGGAATAAAAGACGGAACGGACGTAACTACGGGAGGTGACAAACTTAACCAACCAATCACGGTTAAGATAGTAAGCAATGGAGATGCAAATTAATATAATGTGCGCCAAGGTTGAAGAGTACATTTTTCAGCGTAAAGGCGTTAATGTAACTATTGACCGCTTACAAATGATTGACCCCCGTCAGTTTTCGATGTTGGTGCAAGCCTACCAAATAGCAAATGGAAATACAAGCGACTAATATCTTCGCCCGTAATTGGGACGCACTAAACAGCGACAAACGTTTTATCATAAATCAGGGAGGGTCAAGGTCAAGTAAGACATATTCGCTTTGTCAAATGATTATCGTTTACTGCGTTCAAAACCCTAACAAAGTGGTAAGTATAGTTCGTAAAACCTTCCCAGCGTTGAGGGCTACGGTTATGCGGGACTTCTTCGAGATTATGAAGGACTTGGAGATTTACGAAAAGTCGAACCATAATATGTCAGAGAATATATACTTCTTTCCTAATGGGAGTATAGTCGAGTTCTTTTCAGTCGATAATGAGCAGAAAATACGTGGTAGAAAAAGGGATTTAGGGTGGTGCAATGAAGCTAATGAGTTATGGTTTGAGGACTTTCAACAGTTAAACATGAGAACCGAAGAAAAGTTAATCTTTGACTACAACCCGTCGGATAGTTCAAGTTGGCTATACAAGTTACCGCCTGAAGAAAGCGTACTAATCAAGTCTACATACCGTGACAATCCTTTTTTGCCCGAAAGCATTAAACGACAAATTGAAGACCTTAAACGAACCGACGAAGCCTTATATCAAATTTACGCACTTGGTGAAAAGGCAATAAGCAAATCTAACATATACAACAACTGGACGTTCTTAGGTAGGAAGCCTCAACGCTTTCAGTCCTACGTTTACGGGCTTGACTTCGGTTACAATCACCCCACCGCTTTAATAAGGGTCTATTGGTCCGACGGTGACATTTGGATAGAACCTGTAATTTACGAAAGCTACTTGACCACGTCCGAACTAATCGAAAAGTTTAAGCAACTGGAGATTGAAAAGACGGTAGATATTTTAGCGGATTACTCACGCCCTGAAATAATAGCCGAACTTCAAAACGCAGGTTACAACGTGAACAACGCTAACAAGGCGGTTAAGATGGGTATAAACTTCGTCAAGACCTTTGGGGTTTATTGTCAGGAAGACGAAGCCTTAAAAAAGGAATACGAAAACTACAAATGGAAAAAGGTAGGGGACATCATTACGGAGGAACCCGTTAAGCTATACGACGATGCAATGGATGCCGTAAGGTATGCTACAACCTACATTAAAGAGATGTACTATACCGACGACCAATACTTCGCCTTCTAATAACCACAAATTACAATCCTTACTTATTAGGGTATGGCAATGACACTAATAGCAGCACCGCAGGAATTTACACCCGCATTTAATCCGTGTAAGTTTATATTCAACTCGACGAATAATAACAACGAAGGGTTTAGATACATATTTGATATTTACATACAAGGCACGGCAAACAAAATAGCTGAGTACCGAGTACTTCCAACGTACGGGACGGGTTTCGGTGAAATCGATTTAAGTAAGTTACTAAGTTCAAAAGTAGCCCCCGATTTTCAACCTACAAACTATTCAGAAAGTGACACGCCCATTTCACGATTTAACTATGATGTAAAGGTAGGCGAAGAGTACATAGTAACTTACACTTACTTAGCTAACTTAGTCGATAACGGCGGGAACGTTAAGATAACACCAACGGTAGCACACACGTTTCAGGTAGGCGACCAAGTTGTAATGAATGCAGGAACTAACACTTTAATCACGGGGCTTTGGACGGTGGTGGCAATCACGGGAACTACCGACTTTACTATTTCGGCTTTGTGGTCCAACGTGACGAACCCCGCAGCAGATGGGACGGTAACTTATGCGGACAAGAGAAAGACGGTTATAAGGGACATTGAAAGCGAATTAAACTATTGGGTATTTAACGGGGCGGTGTCATGGACTAAATTTAATGGGTATAATCTTAATCAATATTTATTAAACAATTCAAGTGCTTTATTACTTACGTCTTTTCCGTATAGGGACATGACAATAACACCTAACCAAGAACTTTGGTTTAATGGCTTTAACAATGCCGTGACGGGTCGGATGGTATTTAACAACTCAAACGGCGACTCATTTTATTACGATGTTACGAATACTGAAATAACTACCCAGTTATGCGTGGCAAGTCCTTTTTTAAATTTGACGGTGCTTAGTGGTACGTTGCCTTTGATTAAACCTAATACAACGTCTTATGAAGTTTATTTTATTGACGATACACCACCTACCGACTCGCAAACGTACACTTTCAATATTGACCAACGCTGTGCAATCAATGACTATTATTTAGTGTTTTTGGATAGGATGGGTTCTTGGGGTTCGTTTGCATTTCAACTTAGAGCATACGAAAACGGGACAAGCGCAAAGCAATCATTTAACAAAGATGTACAAGGTTTTGTAAGTGGTGGTGAATGGTCATACGAAAGTTATGAAGCGGGGCTTACCACGTATTCAAGTACGGTGGAAAAGACGTATACGCTAAACAGTAATTGGATGAGCGAAGACATGGCGGTTTACTTTCAGGAACTCATTACATCGCCTGTAGTGTACTTTTGGGACGGTGCTAAATACTTGGCTTGTATAATTCAAGAAACTTCGTTTGAAGTGGAAAAGCAACGCAATAAGAATCTAATAAAAAAGACGGTCACAATTAAGCTGGCAAACCAAGACAAGGTAAATATATGAATGTAAAAATACAACTTGAAACGGGCTATCTTGACGTAAAGGATGGCACGGCTTTCCCTTTGAATTTTGGTGTTGCTGATATTCGGGACGTGTCTAAAAAGTCGGGGGCGTTTTCAAAGACGATTACTTTAACGGGTACGGCTAACAATCACAATTTACTGAATCACTATTACGACGTAAATATTCAGGCGGGAACGTTTAACATAAACACCTTAACGAGATGCTCAGTTATTCAGAACGGCATTCCTGTTTTAGAGTCGGGTTACCTTCAATTAATTTCTGTAAACAAAAGTCAGGTCACAGCCGATTACGAGAATGAAGTTGAATACGAGGTACTAATAAAAGACGAATCTTCTGACTTCTATACTAAGTTAGGAAATAAGGAACTTACTGACTTGGATTTTAGCGACCTTAACCACGAATATCGGGCGGTTAATGTAGTCGATACTTTTGCTAACACGCAAGGCGACGGGTATAAATACTTAGTACCGTTTAAGGACTCAAACGAATATTTTTTGCAGGAGATGAAACCTGCTATTTATGCCAAGACTTATTTCGATAGGATATTTAGTAACGCAGGATTTAGCTATACATGGGACACGCTTACGGCTGCGCACTTTGATAAACTTATAATACCTTTTAACGGTGACGGTCCGTTAGTAGATTATAGCGACTATTTAGTAGAGGCAAATAATGCATTAACTTTAAGCGGTCCAAATGCTACGTTTACAGATGATATTACAGGTTGGACTGAGGTCACGGATGCGCAAAGTTTATTTAACCCAACTACGGGAACTTATACCCCACCTTTCAACTTATTAGGCAATGACAATGTAAGTCTACAAATTACGTTTAATGCAGATGTTAATTTAATAAACACTTCAGCAGGCACGGCGTACTATGTTGATATGTCATCTTCGATTATAAATTATTTTAGTAGTTATTTGCCAAATCTAAAAGTTACAAAAAACGGTAACATTATAATAAACGTTTCAAGTGCGTCTGCTCCTATATTAGTTAATGAAGGTGACACGCTGGCAGTTGGTACAAATACAATAGGGAATTTTGATATAACAACTACGGTTTTAATAGGCAATGCAATTTTAACGGATGCCATAAATATTTTAGGCGGTCTTGGTGTTACTTTAAACAATAACCTTCAATGGTTAAACGGACCAACAACGGCAGGCAGCCCTGTAACGGTTACGAGTGAAATTGTATTTAATAGTATAAATATTAGATTACTTCCGTCTTCGTCAATAGTTGGTTACGGGGCTTTGATTGATATGAATAACGCCGTCCCGAACAAGGTCAAACAAGCGGATTTTATCAAGTCAATTTTTACGATGTACAATTTGTATGTCGAGCAGGACACCGATGTAGCAAACAACCTCATCTTAATGCACCGTGACGACTATTACGATAGTGGTGCAGAGTTGGACTGGACGTATAAACTTGCAAAGGACAAAGAACAATCTTTGAACTTCCTGCCTGAGTTGAGCGCAAAGAAATTGATTCTGACTTATAAGAATGATTCTGATGACCCGAACAAAATATATTACGAAGCTACCAAAGAAATATACGGGCAACTTGAATTTATATTCGACAATGAATACGTCAAAGGAATAGACACAAAAGAAATTCTATTTTCACCAACTCCCGTTACTAAAAGCACGTTTAATGCGTACCTTCCGATGCTTTCAGGTGCGCCAAAAGTAAACATTAGAATATTACACGATGGAGGTGAGGGCATTTGTGATTCTTATAACATTTATAACTATGGAAACACGGGAGAGATTGGCATAACTACCTACCCAATATTGCACCATTGGGACAACCCAATAACCCCGACCTTTGACATTCTATTTGCACAGCCTGACTATATGTTTTATGAAGGGTATTCGATTACGAATAACAACCTTTACAACCTATATTGGAGACGTACTGTAAATCAGATTAACGTAGGCAAAATGCTCACGGCTTACTTCAATCTAAAAGAAGATGATATTCACGGCTTAAAGCTAAATTCTAAAATCCGCATTGATAATAGTTGGTGGACCATTAATAAAATAATTGATTACGACTGCAACGCTAACAACTTAACGAAAGTTGAGTTAATGAGTGCAGACACGGAAATAGATTTGGCACCATTCAAGAAGCAAATTGTAATACCGACTACAACAGGAGACACGGCAAGCCATACGGGTAGTATACATTGGGATAATACTTTTGTAGGTAACGTTGTGGCGAGTACTTCGGTTGCTGATGTGTACGGGCGTGGTAACGTAATACAGCCAAACGTAAACGGAATCGTTATAGGCAATAATAGGGTACTTGACCAAACGGGAATAAGTACCGAAAGGATAACGGCAGACGTTGGTGACATTAAGTCTTTAAGTTTGTCGGGTGGTATTCAATACCCGTATAAAAAAACAATCGTAAATTATTATATAACTTCAAACGATTATTTTATACTTTGTACAGGTGTTAATATTTATTTACCCCCTTCAAATAAAGACAATAAAGGTCAAGTTTATGTTATTAAAAACGAAAGTGGAACAAGTGTGGTTTATCCTTTTGGCTCAAATCTCATTGATTTAGTAACTTCAATTACCTTATTAGCGTCTAATAGCGTTACTTTAATTTCTAATGGGGGCACGGGTTGGTATATTATTTAACCAATTAAAACACGAATTACTTATAAGGATATGCAAGGCTCATTCAAAATAAAATACAAGACCCGTTATAAGCTACAAAAAGCTATACAACAAACAATCATGAGTATAGGTTTTAATGAGTCAGGTGAGGGCACGGGGACTATGCATGATTCAATAAGAATATCGGCTGCAACTGGGGACCTTAACCAATTGTACGTTACGATTAATGCTATTTACTATTATATGTTTTTGGACAAGGGAGCGAAACTTACAAACGGTGGTATAATCAATCCTTATTTCATAACTCAAAAGGCTATCGAGTCGCCGATGGGTCAGCAATTTATTTCGGATGCCGTAGGTGAGTACTTAGTTTGGATGCAGGAAAACTACCCTATTCTTGACGTGGCAACAATTAACGTAACGCCTGACAATATCAAACTAAACATTCAATATAATTTGTTTGGAGCGGATGGGGGCAAATGGAATGGTACTTTTGATTACGCCTCTAATTGGTATAATTGGTAACTACGCCTTGTTTAGTTGTAGTTCTTCGACCATTGACAGCATATTAAACACGAACACCAACGGAAGGTCTGTAACCTCATCAATTTTAGTTAGGTCTTGATTTGATAAGTCGTAAAGTAATTTTTCCCACGACCATTTGTTAAATACTTTTTCTTCGGCTTCGGCTTTGATGTCTTCGGGGTCAAGTTCGACTTCTTCGTCTTCGTCAATTACTGGATTGAATAGGTTTTCGTATCGTTGCTTAAAGTCATTTGAATAAAGAGCGTAATTATTTACAGCCCCAAATACTTCGTTTATACTTACGTCTTGAAACGTATCTTTACGGCTCATTATACTATACGAATACGGCTCAAAAACAAGGTTGCCCCATTCGTCACGCTTCCATCGTTTATATAATATACTAAGTAAAAGCGTAAAGTTTTGAACGTTCTGACTAATATAGTGTTCTAAGTCTATGAATTCCCCTAAGGTGAGCGCATCCAACGGCTTTAACATAAAACCTTTCACGGCTTGTTTAGGCTTATTAGACGGCTCACGCTTAATAAAAGATACTTCACTGGCAAGGTCAATGAGTTCTTCGGGAGAAAGCTCTTCCAACTCTTCGGGGTCTGTATCGGAGAGGATAGAAATAGCTTCTAAGGTGTGCAAAAACACGCTGTTAAATTCGTTAGGGTCTATCGAATTAAGTTCGACCCATTGGCTAACCGTTACTTCGTTCCAGCTCTTCGGTAGTTTCATCAACTTTCTTTTCGGTTATCTTGGTTATCTTTTGTAAAATATCGAGAATATACGGGAATGCAATTTCTGCGGTTTGTTTCTTGAATAGATTAACCTTTAATTTCAGGTGCGCAGGTGCGTAGTGTTCAGTTCTTGTAAGGTCCGTTCGTTTGAATAAGATTGAAAGCGTTTGAGCCGTAAAGTTTTCGTCTTGACTTCGGTAGATTTTCTCAATCATTCCTAAATCTTTAACCCCTATTTGTTCATTTGCCTCATAAGTGTATTTATCAATGACAATTTGCGTCACCTTTTCAGTGCTTGGTATGTCGGACTTGTTGAACTCTTTAATGTAGTTAGCGAACTCGTCAAGTTCCATTGAATCGAACGCCTTTTCTTCAACACCTAAGTAGATAAATTTTTCAATCCACTTTTCAATGGTATCTAATTCGGTGTTATTCTCGATTTTGTTGAGGTGGTCGAACTGCTCAACAGTTAGCTCGTTTAGTTGGTTTGGAATTTCGGTCCCGTAAATTTGTATCATTGCTTAGATTTTAATCAAAGGTAAAAAATAATGTTGAAAAATTAACCAAAAATTTTAGGCATTACTTATGTAGGTAATGGATGGACTACCGACTTACAAAATTACAATAGACGAAGCATACAACGACGGGACGGAACCGCTTGGAGTAGATGCAATAGCGTTCACCGCAAACCCTGCAGTTTTAGTTAAGGGCGTAGCGTTTAAGTCACAAGCTAAAAGCCACTTCGCAGACGAAAAGAAATATCGTATCACAGCACCTGCCATGATTCCTATGGACATCTATCGACGTGATGACGAGATGGGTGAGTACTATGTACAATTTAGCGAAACCGAAATAGACACTATTTTCAAAGACTTCATGCTGAATCTGAATAATAGAAATTTATTCAACTTAGAACACGAGGGCGACAAGATAGTGCCTGCGTATATTCTTGAAGCGTGGCTTGTAGATAACCCCGAAGCGGACAAGGCTAAAAGTACTTTCGGTATTTCAGTACCTAAAGGGACTTTAATGGTCACGGCTCAAATCACGGACACGGACTACTATAATAAGTTAGTTGAAGCAGGTCAAGTTGGTTTCTCTATTGAGGGCTTTCTTGGTCTTAAATTAAGCAACCAAATAAATACAAATAATATGTTACCAGACGGCACACACACGCTCGAAGATGGAACGGTTATCGTTATCAAAGACGGTCAAATCGTAGAAGTTCAAGAGCCAATGGCTGAGGAACAAGTAATGGAAGTTGAAGCGTCTACGGAAGTGGAAATGGCGGACACAACCGAAGTAACCGAAGAAACCGTAAAGGAAGAGGTTGTTGAAGTTGAAGCAGCTATTGACCCTGCAGCGGATGCGGAGGCTATCTTAGCAATCGTTAGCCCTTTATTAGAGCAACGTATTTCTGAGGTGTTACAAGTTATCGCAGACCTAAAGAATGAACTAACTGAAACGGAAGAAGCTGCACCCGTTGAAGAAATCAAAATGACAGCGGCGCAAAAGTTTAACCAAGTAATTGACTTCTTAAAAAAATAAAGATGGCTAAAAAGTACAAATTCGATTTGACAGTAGACGCAAGTGCGTTACTTCAAGCAAACCCAAGTGAATATTATTCGCTTCTTTACGGAATGGAAAACGCAGTAACTAATTACCGTGTTTTACCGGGAATTAAAAACAAAACTAAAATCGCTACGGTTGTTTTCGCAAACGTACTTGCTGAGGCAGGATGTGATTTTAACGCTCAAGACGGTACTGTTTCTGCAGTTGAAGTAGATGTTTGTGCATTGACTTCACAAGCGTCTGTTTGTCAGTACGACCTTGAACAATCATGGTTGGCTTTGGAAATGGCTAAAGGTTCTAACTCAGACTTTTCGGTTGCTTCTTTCATGAACTTCTTTTGGGGTCAAATGGCAAAGAAAGCACACCAAGAATTGGCTTTGTTGATGTGGCAAGGTGACATAGCAGCAGAAGGTGCTTTAAATCTTTGTAATGGTTGGTTAAAGCGTTTGTGTGACAACTCTGACTATATTAATGGAACAGTTCCTGTTGGTGGGTTTACATCTTCAAACATTCTTGCAAACGGTTTTGCACAAGCACTTGGTTTGGCTACATCTGAAATGTTGGTGAACCCTGCAAATATGCAGTTTAAAGTTTCCCCTGACGTTGCTGCTTACTACCGTATCGCTACAGCGTCACAAAACAACGTAACAAACGTAACTGAAGGTTTGGCTTTGACTTACTTGGATATTCCAGTTGTTGTTGAGTACGGACTTCCTGCTAACTCAATTATCCTTTCTGACTATACTAACTTTATCTATGCTTTGGATATGGAAGGTGATGTAGATAACTTGCAAATTGTAGACTTCAGCAAAACTACTTTGGACCGTCGTATCGGTGCAAGAGCAGACTTCAAAGCAGGTTTCTATACTGTGAATGACACGCAAATCGTTTGGGTAGGTGGTGACGCTTATTGCGACTAATCAATTTATTTAGATAGTAGGGGGTTTAACCGCCCCCTTTTTTTTAACTTTTAAACACTAAATAAAATGGCTTGTAGTACATTAACAACAATTCTAAAGGGTTGCGATAACAATATAGGAGGGATTACTTCAATTTATATCAATGACATGGATAATATTACAGGTCCAATCGTTGAGGCTAACTGGATTATTTCTGACTTTGGTACACTTGCAGACCCTTTCATTCCTTTCGAGTTCAGACGTAACACGGGAATGTTTACCGAAGAGGCGGCTATTGACCTTGTAAACGGTTCTTCATTTATTACGCAAACAGTTACTTTGATGTTTCACCGACGTGAAGCAGCTAAGTCTAAGTCTATTAAAATACTTGGCGAAGGTCAAAGAGACTTGGCACTTGTAGTTGGTGACGCAAACGGAAAGTATTGGTATTTTCCAAACGCACAATTAACTGCGGTTGCTGAAGGGTCTGGAACGGCTAAAGCCGATGGTTCTAAGTACTCAATTACGTTTGTAGCTGAAAACGAAAACCTTGCTTTTGAAGTTGCAGCGGCTGAAATTCCTAACATTATCTAATTAGATAACTCAGATTTTTAAGGGGTGGCTTCGGTCACCCTTTTTTATTTAACCAACTTTTCGAATGGTTACTTATTAAGGTAGTATGATATACTTAGAAAAAAATTCACTCAATATTTTTGCCTTAACGCTTACAGAAAGTGCGACTATTTCGAGTCCTGTTTGGTTGTTTAAATTCGTGTGGGAAATGGACGTAACACAAGACCCTATTTATTGGGTGGGTGTGGACCATTCAAGTTACCCAAACCGTTATAATTTATTCCGTTTAGAAGAGGGCGTAGAGGTGACGTTTAGAATAGGGCAATACAGATATTTTGTTTACGAAAGTCCCGACCCTATTGCAGTGGACGAAAACACCAACGAACTTGGTTTAACACTTGTTGAAGAAGGGCGTATGGTGGTCGAAGGTGTATCAAATTCAATTTATGACTAATGGGTTTATTTGGAAAATTTAAAAAAGACGAAAGTCTTAAGGTAGTGGACACGGGTTATCAAAGTTTTAGCACACCGTTCTTGAAAGTACCAAGCGGAAATTTATCTTTACCTCGTATTGATGTACGCTATACAACACAGGGTTACGTTCGTTTTGGTGATGACAATCTTTACCCGCAGTACTTGAATCAAATGTACTTTATGAGTCCATTACATGGTTCTGTTGTAGACTTTAAAACAAACGCTGCAATCGGTGGGGGTTATTCATTTGATGAGTCTAAACTCACGGACATGGAAAAGGTAGTTTTGTATTCATTCGGTAAGAAAATCGGATTGAAAGGTACTATTAAAGCTATCACAAAAGACATTATTTTGCATGACCGTTGCTACTTTCACGTCGAATTAAAGGCTGGTAAGGTGTTTAACGTGTACCGGATAGCCCCTGAAAAGGTACGAATAAACCAAACCAAAACTATCTACGCAGTAAATGAGGATTGGGAATACGGACTTCAAATAAAGACTTATTTACCATACCACCCCGAACATAAAGACGGGTGTTATTTACTGGCTTATGAAGGTCAGTCAGTTGGACAAGACTATTACCCACTTCCACAGTACACAAGTGCGTTAAACTTCGCCTTTTTGAGTGGTGAACTTAGCTACTTGCAGAAATCAAACATACAAAATAGTATTTTCCCGTCGTTTGCTATGATGTTTCCTAAGAAACCGCAAGGACCTGAAGAAATGCAACTAATAAAAGACACGGTAAACAAATTAAAAGGAGCTGAAAATAGTGGTAAAGCGGTTGCCTTCTTTGCTAATAACAAAGAGTCACTTCCTGACTTGGTAAACGTACCTACAAATTCTAACGACGAACTTTTCAAGGGGGTTTCTGAATTAAATACAGAGCAGATTTGTTTTGCGCATACCATTGACCCAATATTACTTGGAGTTAGAACCACGGGTTCGCTTGGTTCGGGTTCGGACATTAAACAAGCCTATGTAATTTTCGAGAAAAATACTATTATTCCTTTGCGTGAAACGGTAGCAGATGTATTTAACCAACTATTAAAAGTTGTAGGTATTAATACTCATATCGAAATTACTAATTACCAAATCGTAAACGAAACGATAACGGCTGTTGAGGACGAAGGTAGCCAAGTAACCAACGCATTAAACGCAATGAGTCCGCTTGTAGCTACAAAGGTACTTGAATCAATGACAATAAATGAAATACGAGCGATGGCAGCCCTTGCACCTGTACCTGATGGTGACGTTGTTAAATCTCAAATCGGATTAATACCACCTGCATTATGATTTATTTCGTAACTGAAAACTACTTAAAAGTAAACACACCAATCACGGCAAATGTGGACGTAACGGACGTTTTCCCGTACGTTAAACCTGCTTCCGATATGCGAGTACAAGCTATACTCGGAAGTTACTTCTACGCTTATTTATTGGGTGCTTATAACGCTCAGACTTTGAACAACGACGAAGAAACACTTGTTGAGAAAATACAACCCGTTGTAGCGTGGAGGGCAGCCGAACAGGCAGCTTTCGGACTTACTTACCAACTTAAGAATAAAGGTATTCAAACGCAATTTGGTGACTACTCAAATAACGTGAGTCAAGGTGAAACGGCATTCGTCATGGACCACTACGGACAGATGGCAGCCTTTTACGAAAAGCGACTTACTAACTACCTACTAACTAATAAGGCTTTATTCCCTGAGTTTACGAGTGACTTAAACACGGACTCAGATATTAAGCCTGTTGGAGGTTGCGGAAATAGAGGGGACTATGATAACACAATGATGGTTATTTAATGGCAGACCAGGAAATAAATATAAAACTTAACGGTATTGCACAAATCCGTTCTGAGTTAAAAGCCTTAAAAGGGGAACTTGCCAACGCAACCGACCCTAAACAAATGGCTGCCCTTGCAGAACAAGCGGGTGCATTAAGTGACCAACTTAAAGACGCCAACGAACGGGCTGCTGTCTTCGCTTCGGGGTCACGTTTCGAACAGACTTCAAATGCTTTCGGGTTAATGAAGTCCCAACTCATGGACATGGACTTTGAGGGGGCTGCCGAAAGTGCTAAGTTGTTCGCTGGGAACTTAGGAAAAATTGACGGCAAAACTATTTCGAGTTCACTTAAAGGGCTTGGCTCAACTATTGGCTCGGTTGGTGGTGCGTTTTTAAAGTTAGGGGCGCAACTATTAATCAATCCTATCTTTTTACTTGTTGCTGTTATTGGTGCCATTGTAGCGGGTCTTTATATGTTAGCGGACCGCTTAGGGTTCGTTACTAAATTTGTAGACTTTTTAACACAAGCCTTTAAGCCTTTAATTGACATGATTAAATGGTTTTTAGACTTGATGGGTTTAACGTCTTTTGCAGCCGACGAAGCACTGGCTAAAACTACAAAGGCACTTGAAGAGGAAAAAGAAAAGCGTCAAGAGGTCTTGGGTGTTATGGACCAAAAGATAGCCTTGTTAGATGCCGAAGGAAAAAGCACTTTAGCGTTAAGAATAGAACGTAATAAATACCTTCAAGAAGAAATCAATAACAACCTTAAGTTGTTGGAGATTATGGACAATAATTTCTTGAACCAAACCAAGCTATACAAAGACACGGTCAAAGAGAATAAAGCCAAAGCACAAGAAATAAAAGTTGAAGAAATAAAGTTACAAAGTGAAGTCAGAGCCGAAGCAAAAAAATCAGCCGAAGCCCATGAACAATTTTTAGCGGATAGGTTAGCAGCCACACGTCTTATTCAAGACCTTGAAGTCGGAGTGATGCAGGACGGTATTGAAAAGGAACTCAAAGCGAACCAATATAAATACGAAAGGTTACAAGAAGACCTTTTAAAGAATAAGAAATTTAACGAAAAAGAACGCATTGCTTTAAATGCTCTTTACGTTCAGGAAGCCGAACAAACGGCAGCTGACATAAATAAAAAATACGTTGATGCTGAGGTTAAGAAACAAGAAGAACTTGCAGCTAAACGTTTAGAAGAACAAACAAAAATAATCGAACAAGAAGACGCTTTGTTTGCCATGCGTCAGGCATTAACTCAAACACAACAAGAAGCAGCCATTGCTCAAATAGTTGCTGAAAGTGAAGCCAAGTTAGCACTTGCAGGAATAACGGCAGCCGATGAGGTTTTAATTGCGCAAGACACAGCAAACAAAATAGCGGCTATTGAAGAGGAAGCAGCAAAAAAACGTGAAGAACAAAGGCAAAAAGAACTTCAAGACAAGATTAAAATAGCCGAAGACTATACAAATTCTGTTAATAGTTTAGCCGAAACGGCGTTTACTTTGTCAAATGTTTTTGGAAAACAAGATGAAATAAATAAAGAGAAACGGGCAAAGCGTCAATTTCAAATTCAAAAGACTTTACAACTTTCATCTGCTATTCTTGACGGATATAAAGCGGCGGCGGCTTCAATAGCTGCAAACCCCCCTGTAACTCCGTTGGGTATTGCTGCCCTTATTGCTACAATTTCGGCTTCGGTTGCTACTATTACAAAGATAGCAAGTACACAATACGGAAGTAAAAGTACGGGCGGGGGTGGTGCAGGTGGTTCGAGTGCGCCAATGGGCGGAGGTGCAACACCAAGCACGGGGGGTACCCCTTCTTTTGCCCTTTTTGGACAAGGAAATAACATGAACACAACGGGCGGACCAAAAGACGTAGAAAACAATTCAAACCAACTTACAGTTAAAGCGGTTGTAGTTGAAAGTGACGTAACGTCTACTCAAAATAAGGTTAAGAAAATGCAGGAAAACGCTACATTATGACAAGCTATATAACACTACTTTCAAAAATAGAGCAGTTTTGTAACGCTCACTTGCAAATCAAAAAATACGGGGGTGAATTTCGGGAGCAGATGCCGAACTTTTCTACTAAAGATGAAAAGTACCCTGTGGTTTTTGTTGAGCCTGTAAGTGATTTAGAGGACTTAAACACGAATCAATTTAGCATTAACGTTTATTGTGTCGATATAATCCAAAAAGACCGTGCAAACCTTAACTCAATAGTATCGGACTGCCAACTCATCTTAAAAGATATGTACGTTTATTACACCAACGACATGGATTTACAGTTGGATGTGGTGGGTACGTCTACAATGACCCCTGTAAATAACCTTGACAGTGACTATGTAGCGGGGTGGGTTATGTCAATAACGTTTGAGGTGGCAACTTACGGACCTTGTGAAATACCAATGAACCCGATAACACCCGAACCGCCCGTAGAATGTCAAGATGGTAGCGTCGAAAACTCAAATGGAAGCTATACGGCAACCGTTCCGAGTGGTGGTTTACTTATATTACCAGACACAACTTACAACGTCTATTTAGATTCTATTTTAGTAGCAACTGAAACAGCGGTAACTTTAGCAAATTTTGATATCAATATAGTATGGCAGTAAATATAAATATACCTTCACAAGTATCTCAAACAATTACGGATGGGGTTACGGACAAAGCACCAAGCGAGAACGCAGTTAATGACGCTTTAGCACTCAAAGCGAACACCGCAGACTTAGGGGCAACGGCTTTTTCAAATGATTACAACGACTTATCAAACTTGCCTACTTTACCAAGTGGCACAGTTACATCGGTAGGTTTAACCATGCCGAGTGCGTTTAGTGTAGCCAATAGCCCGATAACATCAAGTGGTGACATTGCGGTAACGGGTGCGGGTATAGCAAGTCAATATGTTCGTGGTGATGGTTCTTTGGCTAACTTCCCTACAACAAGCGGTGGCGGTTCTTCAGTTAATTACTATTTGAATGGTAGTGTATCTCAGGGAACTTTTGGAGGTAGTGCATACTATGAATTGAGTAAAACACCAGTTATTGGAGCTGGAACTAATTTCACACGAACTAATGCACAAGGGAATGGCTATATTGCTTCATTTATCACTGATGCTGGAGACCCTAATTTATTGAATATACCTGGTGGCAATTGGAATCTTGAATTTTATTTCAATAGCTCATCAAATGGTGGAAGCCCATCATTTTATGCTGAACTTTACAAAGTTGATTTGAGTAATGCATTCACGCTAATTGCAAGTGGTGTGACCAACCCAGAAGGTATCACCAATGGTACAACTGTAGACCAATATTTCACATCTATTCCTGTTCCACAAACTACAATTTTAGCAACAGATAGAATTGCCATTCGTATCTTTGTCATTCCAGGTGGTAGGAATATCACCTTGCATACTGAGGATAATAATTTAAGCCAAATAATCACTACATTTTCAACTGGTTTGAATGCTTTAAATGGTTTGACTGAGCAAGTGCAGTATTTTGCTTTAGGTCAATCTGGAAGTGTTGTAAATTGGTCATCGGTAGGCTCAACTCATACTTTAAATATTCCTATAAAATACACTATCGAACTTGTCGCTGCATTAACAGTTGACTTTTATGCGCCTTATAATTTATCAATAGGTTCGATTACAAATATTTTAAACGCTCCAACTATAACCATTCAAGACGACAATGTAGCCTACACGTTAGGAAACACAATAGCGGTTGGTAGTAAAGTAACAGTAACGGCAAATACTGCTTCAGTAGTAACATTGAATGTAACAAGATTATGATAAACGATTTATACATAAAAGCGGTTGCGCCTTCATCGTCTGCGCCCGTTGGTGCAACGTTAATGAAGACAGGGCAAACTACTTCTTACCGCACTGGTGACGATGGAGATATAGAAGCAGGAAGACCTACTTCATTTTTTGTTCTTCCTTCAAATAATCCTTTCGGAAATACGAACAGATTTACTGATGAATTAGGAGGTCAAACATATACAAATAATATAGTAATAGACTGGAGTACCTATAATAACTCATCTGTATTGGGTTACTCTAAAGCTACTCATATAAATAATTTAGTAACATGGAATTCTGCAATAGATAATGCTTTAGCTTATTCAGTAGGAAGTTATATAACTGGATGGAGATTGCCAAATATATTTGAACTTATGAATATTTGCTATTATGGAAATGCAGGAGGTTCATCAAATCAAGTCCTTTCATATCCTTCTCCGTATGCTTCAGTTTTTAGTATTGGTTCTAATGTATTTTGGGCATCTACTACTTTAGGAAGTTCTACTAGTGCTTTTGTACTAGCCACAAATTCAGGAGAATTTTATTTTTACGCCAAAACGAATACTAGAAGAGCTATGTATTGTAGAACATTTACAGTATCAGGAACAACTTTATCTTAATAATTATGACTTATAAATTTGAACAATTTAATGTAGAGATTGTGAATCCTACAATCGAAGTAATAACAATTCATGACACCATAGCACAAAGGACGTGCAGTGTAGACGTATTACTTACCACCGAAAGCGCAAATTTTGGCGTAACACTTTCAGGGTTCACATATGAGAATGACTGGAATGATGAAGAGGTCGAGATTTGGACAATGGTCGAACTGAGTAAGTACGCTGTATGAAATATTTAATTACAGGATTAGTCGCCGTCTATTCGTTTTTTGCACCTATTCAGGTCATCTTATTAGTGATTGGGTTAGCAATATTTGTGGACACTTTTGTAGCTGTCCGTTTGACCCCTGAAAAGTTTTCAAGTCGCCGACTTCGACAGGGCTTAGTAGGTAAAATGATTACATACCAAAGTGCGGTTATTCTTTTTTTCCTTATCGATTACGCAATGGTAAATGAGATGGTCAAGACCGTCTTTTCGGTGGATTATACTTTGACTAAATTAGTCGGTTTATTCCTTGCCGGTATCGAGGTTGTAAGCATTGACGAAAAAATACGTTTAAAATACGGTGATGATAAAGGTTTTATTGCCCGTTTCAAGTCTTTTATAAAAAAGGTTAAAGCAATCAAAGATTCATTTTAATGAAGTATTTATTTCTCCTATTATTGGTGTGTAGCTGCTCGGTCAATTACCACCTCAACAAAGCGTTTAAAAAGGGTTACCGTTGCGACACTATTACGGACACTATTCGAGTAGTTAAAGTGGATAGTTTCTTAGTAGTTAAACACGACACGACCTATTGGGAAAAAATAATAACGTCAAAAGATACTATTATAAAGTACAAGACTTCCTACATACCAAAAACACGCTATGAAATTAGATTCGATTATAGACGTTTTAACGATAGTTTACAGTCAATTCGATTAATGTATAAAGACAGCCTAAGATATGCGCTTAAAACGGCTAGAAATGATATTAAACGTGAACGCATAACACAACGCAAGTCACCACTAAACCAAGTAAAGAACTATTTACTTATTTCATCCTTTATTCTATTCATAATATTGATGTTTATTTTGTTGCGAAAAATTGTATTTTAGCCAAAAAAACCTTATGAATTTAGAAACCTACGTGAAATTTATTAAGAAATGGGAAGGCGGTCTTTCAGGTGACCCGTCAGACTCCTGTTCTTCGATGTATTGCCCTACTTTATTCAAGGGTAAAATGTACCATACAAACATGGGTATTTGTTACAGTACTTGGTCCGGTACTTTCGGCACTACAAATGACCAACGATTTTTAAATATGAACTCAGAGGATTGGTTTAAAATCTTTAAAAAAGGATATTGGGACCAATGTAAAGCCGACGAGTTTAAGTGTTTTTCCGTTGGTGTTATCGTTGCGGGTATGGCTTGGGGGTCAGGTCAGCATAGGGCAATCATTACATTACAACAAGCGTTAAACAATTTAGGCAAACACGTTTCAATAGATGGGAAAATCGGACCAATGACATTAAAGGCTGCCAATGAGTTGGATGATACTATTTTATTTGATGAGTTAATCCGACTTCGTGAGGCTTTCTTTGTTGCAATATCAAAGCCCGGAATGAAAAACGCTAAATTTCGTAAAGGTTGGTTAAATAGGTTAGCCGATTATAACAAAACATTCAGACCATGACACGCAAAAGACTATTTTTCGACATTGAAACAAGCCCGAATATAGTCACAAGCTGGCGAATCGGTTACAACCTTAATATAAGCCATGATAATATAGTAAAAGAACGTGCTATTATTTGCGTATGTTGGAAGTGGGAAGGCGAAGATAAAGTTCACGCTTTGACGTGGGACAAAAAACAAGACGATAAGACCCTACTAAAAAAGTTCATTCAAGAACTCAACAAAGCAGACGAAATAATCGGACACAACGGCGACAGGTTTGATATTAAATGGCTTCGTACACGCTGTATATTTCATGACATTGAAATGTTCCCTACATACAGAACTATAGACACGCTTAAATACGCTAAAAGTGGCTTTTACTTTAACTCAAATAGACTTGATTACATAGGTAAATATTTGGGGGTTGGTGGCAAAGTAGATACGGGGGGTTTTGATACTTGGAAAAAGATTATTTTCGACAAAGACCCTGATGCTTTAAATCACATGGTTGAGTATTGCAAAAATGACGTAGTGATTCTTGAAAAAGTATTTGATAAATTACGCCCATACTCTAAACACAAAGTAAACTATTCTACTTTAAGAGGTGGTGAACGGTGGGAATGCCCTAACTGCGGAACCCCTAACATACGACTAAGTAAAACCTATACAACTTCAGCTGGGACAATAATGCATTCGTTACAATGTAAGGACGGTTGCCGTTCGGCTTACTCAGTAAACAATAAAGTTTACATGGACTGGCTACAATATAAAATGATAAATAATATTTAGTATCTTCGTACCTACTTCTTTTTCATGTTAGGTTTAAGCGGGGCTTTCTTTCGGGTTAGCCCTGTTTTTTTGTAAGGTTATTCTTG